TAATATACGTCTTGACCGTATATTTTTAATCCCTCAATGATAAGGTCTTCGTGTAATCTTTTTTCGGCAGTATTGCCAATTCCTTTGCCACCTTGAAAGTAATGGTTGATTGCCATAATTATTACCCTATCATTATAGCTGGATTTAATTCATATGTTGTTCTAATTTCTACTTCTAATTTTTCAATGTCTTGCATTGCTTCTTGAAAAATTTGTTGACCATTTAAGGTTACACCACCTATCATTTGAACACCACCAAATTTAGATAAGTTAGCACCCCATTGTTTTTTAAATAAAGCGGTCACATATCTTTTTAAAAATATGTCATTAAAAACATCTGTATTATTTGCTGGGTCTAATTTTCTATAACATTCAATTACCAAATATTCGCCAACTTCTAAATCATTTTTCCAATCCATATCAACATATAATTTATTTTCGTGTTGATTAAATCTCATTGGTTTTTCACCTACTAAAATATGGTCTAAAAAATCTAAATGTCTTAAAACTACATCATAATTTATTATTGAAGTTGATGAAAAGTCATATAGGTCATTTAGTCTTAATTGATATCTTACGTCAAATAAGTTTAGATTACCTTTATTTGAGAAAGGAAATATATTGATTATAGAAACAATTGAACTTGGTATTGCAAGAAAATTTTGTCCCTCTTTCCAACTATTGGTTACAGAACCGACCGTTGCTGATTCAGTTGAATCACTTGTCATTCTATCTTTATCTGCTTGAGTGTATTGATATTTTAAATATGTTCTTTTTACACCATCATAATGGTATTGAGTAAAATATTGTAAAGCCTCGTCTATTCTATCTTCAAGTTGGTCGTCATCAACATTGATTTCAATAACTGGTTTACCTAATGCTCTTAAAGCATATTGTTTTAAATTCTCTCTACTTGCTGGTTCTGCCATTTGTTATACCCTTTTCTGGTATATTTATAATAATTATTTCAGATAGGGTTGATTTTCTGATACAATCGGAAATAAGTTGTCGGAACAGAATAATTTGATATCTTCATCTGGTAAACCAAGAGATTGCATAACTCTAGGTGTATGAGGATTTTTTTGTTGGTGTTCAGAATAGTAATTTTGTGCTTTAATTACTTCTTTCATATCTGCCTCACCTTCGTGATTTCTAATTTTATCTATGTAATTATTTAAATTAGAAACTGCCATAGTACAGATTTTATTTAATTCATCTTCTTCTCTAACATTACCAGCAGCTATCATTCCACCACTAAAGATAGCCTTTGCCCAATCTGGTAATTCTCTCTCTTTGCTAGGTTTAAACCATTTATTTTCTTCTATAAACCATTTTGTTAATGGGTGGTCTTTTTGTAATAACGGACTAAAATCGTGAAAGGCGCCGGTGACTTTCTTTTCACCTGCTATAATATCAAAACCATAAATTGGTCCACCATTTGTTAACATAGGAAAAAGGCATAGATGAGCCATCCAAAGACCTTTAGATTCTCTTACATCAACAACGTCTAAATGAGCTCTTCTAATATATCTATTATTCCAGGTTCTATTTACCCAGCCTAACTTTTCATTATTGAATCTTTCCATACCTGGTTCGTTATATTCTACCAGATTTTTATTTAAGACTTCAATAGTCTCATCTTTCCATTTAATCAGTCTTTCCCAAATCATACATTTCCTTAAATAATTTTGTTGCACTTTCAAAACAAAATATTGCTTCAGGCAATACGTTTACCTCGTACAAATTTAAATAACTTTCTACTCTTTCTTTAACTATTCTTTTGTATTCTTTAATTTCACCGTGTTTAAATATATAGTATCTGTTAGGTCCTGGTGTCTTTCTCATTATCATTTGACCACCTGATAAATCGCCTAAATGTCTAACATAAACGTGAGCATATAGTTTTTCATTTTCGCCTCTAATTGTTTCTAAATGTTCAACATATGCTTTTGTACTTTCTGTTTGAACAGGTGGATTACCTATGTCTGTCCACAATGCTCTGTAATCATAAAAAATATGTGGTGCTCTAGGTAAATTTAATGTGTCGTGAAACAACGAACTTTCTAAACAATATTCTTCTAATTTTCCATAACAAATTAATTGATTATATAAGTAAGTTGCATATAATTTTTCATCAATATTACCCGATAATAAAAGTCTAACAAAGTCTTGCCTTTCGGCATTTTTATGATATTCCCAAGTTAAATCTTTTATTCTATATTTTTTCTCTTGTTCCATCTTCGTTTAAAATATATCCCTCTTTCCAAGCTTCAATCATTCTATCTGATTCTTCTAGTCGCCATTTTTCCATTTGCATAGTTTCTTTAAATACATCTGGTGTAGCGATAACAAAATCTGATATATTAACAATTGAACTTACAACTTTAATTTGTACTTTTTTAAATTTTTTAGGGTCGTGTTTAAATAAAGGTGTAGCAAATGCTTTTATATCTTCATCAACATTTAATAGTTGAGAAAACATTGATAACATTGTAATATACACAACCTGCAAATCAAACCAATCTTTTGGTTTTCTATCTTCTCTTATGGAAGGTGTATTAATCCCATAAAAATTATATTGTTCGCCAATATAAGAAAATCCATCTAATTGAGTCGGTACTTTTGCGTGAGCAGGAGCACCATCTAACATTGGTGCTAAATCATATGGCCATAAATCTTTCCATAATTTAAATAATTCTGGACCTTGATTTAAATGTTCAAAATCAATATCTGTCATCATACCTTCAAGTTTATCAATATAAGTCCATACATTAAACCAATATGTAGCTTGCTGTTCTTTAGGATAAATTGAAGTGTCTTTAAAATCAGTAAAGACTTTATGATTCTTAAATTTTTTGAGGTTTAAATTTGTTTTATACATTTCAACTCACTTTGTTAATAATAAAATACTTTATAGTATTTATTAATCTCCTGGAGGAGATTTCATAAATGAACGATAGTTATTGCTACTCCAAGATGAACCAGTTGTTGCCTGATATCTATAAGGCATACCGTCATATAGGTAAGTTTGGTTATTTGGTGCATAACCAGAGAACATTATTTTACCGTCCCAATTTCTGTATGCATAGTTTTGAGCTGTTGGATAACCAAACGTGTGTAAGTCTGTTAACTTACTATTCATTGGTTGTACACCTCTTCTTTTTCTGTGTCTGTTTGTAGAGTTATCTTCAAAACCTTGTTCATTCATTTTCCAATAACCATCAGAGTCATCACTTGGTGAATCGTTATCACCTGAAGCAGTAAATATTGAGTTATAAGAATTACCATACCAGAAACTACCGTCTTCATCTAATATAATTGGTGAGTCATAAATGTATGAACCGTCACCTCGTCCTTCGTTTTGACCTGTGACCCATTTAACATATCTAGGTCCTCTACAATGTGAGAATATTCCGTGAATACCACCAGAGTTATACCAATATCCGTTTTGTGAACGTGAACCTCTTGTACCATAAGTACCATAATTACCGTCAGAAATCCATAACATACCTGTTGATTTTTGTCTTATGTAAATCCATTTGTGTTCATCACCACCACACCAAAACTCATCAATATCTCCGTTTAAGTGGAAGTCTGTTCTTCTAAACATAGAATTATATCTAGTTGCGTTATCACCTATACCATATAAACCTGGAACTTGTCCGTTTGTATGATAACCTGTGTACCATAAGTAGCCTTCGCCATCTAGTACCCAAGTACCTACGTGTGATTGGTTTGAATAACTCCAATGTTGTAGCATTTTCATACCACCGTATCTATTCCAATCTACTTCAACTCTTCTTGGAACATAGTAGTAGTAAGTACCTTCGGATGTGTGTGAGTTAGAACCAACACCGCCACCACCGTGAACTGATTGACCCCAGAACCATAACCAACCATCTTCGTCTAATGCGTGGAATGATGGCTCATTACAACCCTCTACCCACATATCAACAATTCTTTTATTATTAAAGAAAGATGAAGGAATTTTAATTGGTCTTTTTACGTTTGTTGAATAGAAAGCAAATGAGTAAGGCGAACCACCGTTAGTATCAGTTGAGTTGTTAATACTAGGATTACCGCCACCAAATTGTGCTTGGTTGTTTCTACCCCAAATCCATACTGAACCATCTTCGCCTAATGCAAATTGTGTATTACCTTCAGAGTTTTGACCTTGACCTGAAGTACCTATTTTTACAATTTTAGTTTC